CTGTTTTGTGATCTATATGACTAGGTAAATGATTTGGTATTTCACCAGAAAACCAGTTTCTATAAACACCTTTTGGTGCTATAATTAGCGCCGCATTTATTTTGCCTTTATCATAAAGCATAGCAATATTATCAACCAATACTTTAGATTTACCTGTACCCATTTCCATAAAATATCCATACTCTTCTTTATCCCACGATTTTTCTAACGCAGTGATTTGATGCCCGTATGGCTTCGTTTTAAATTTATATTTCATTTTCTACTTTCTATGTTGACAATTATATATAACCTATGCTAAACGTTGTCAAGAATTAAGAAATGAAAAATAAAATATTTGAATTATATAAACCTAGATCTTTGCAGGAGTTTTTAAATTTTTATAAAGACAACCCTAACGAGAAATTTGTTTACGTAGTTCAACACCCAGCTCCTAATATAAATATATTAAGCGCATCTGATTTTGGTTACTTAGTAATATGTTTACCAAATAGTGGACCAGAATCACAAGCAATATATTCTACTGCACCTTTTGTAAGAAAGATGAAAAAGAACTTACAAGATTTTCGTAAAAAAGATTATTTACTCGCAGTAGGAGATCCTGTAATAATAGGTATATCAACTGCAGCTGTTAGTGAAGTAACAGCGGGTGAATTTAATATTTTAAAATGGGACAAACGTGAACACAGATACTATCCACTTGAAGTAGATATGTATCAGAAAGGATAATTATGAGTATAAAAAATAAAGTAAAAATAAAAACTTTTACAGGTAGTGGTTCTTTTGACATTAGAGATGAAATGATTAATGACTCAAAAGATTTTTTAGATACAGTTGAAGTTACAACTATTGCACAGGAGTGTGTAAATTTAAAAAAAGTAGAGGATGAAATAGCTGAAATAGAAGAACAGTTAAAAAAGAAAAAAGAAGAAGCTGATCATATCAGCTCAAAAGTAATTCCAGAATTATTAGCAGAACAAGGACTATCAGAGATTAAATTAGCTGATGGCTCTAAAGTTTCTGTTAAAAAAGAATTTAGGTGCACTCTTCCAAAAGATGATGTGAAGAGACAGCAAGCCTATGAATGGCTTCGGAACGAGAAGTTAGGGGATATTATTAAAAACAATGTCTTTGTAACTTTTGGTAAAGGAGAAGATGACAAGGCCAAATCTTTGATTGACCTTGCGGTTGCGAATGGTTACGAACCTAGTCAGAAATCTGATGTGGCTTGGAACACATTAACAGCCCTGTATGAGGAGCGTGTCAAGGCCGGCCTTGACATGCCTTCTGATGTCTTTCATCTATGGATTAAAGACAAAACTAAAATAAGTCGGAAATAACAACAAAGGATAAAGAAAAATGAGTAAAGAAGTAATGAAAAAAGGATCGGGATCAGTAGCTTTGTTCGCAGACGATGTGGCTACAGGTTTTGATAACATGACGCAAGATGATCTTGCGTTACCATATGTCAGGATCTTGGGTCAGTTGTCGGCACAAGTGAACGAAGGGGATGGTAAATACATCGAGGGTGCTAAACCTGGGATGATTTATAATAACGTTACCCATGAAATTTTTGATGGGAAGAAAGGTATCAAAGTGGTGCCTTGTTATTATAAAAAAGACTATCCGGAAAAAAGCGACAAAGGAGATGGGAATCCACTAACAGTGGCTACTCACCTACCTAATAGTCCAATAATTAAAACAGGTAAAAGAGAGGGATCTAAGATTAGATTACCGAATGGTAATTATCTTGAAGAGACGGCTTATTACTATGTTTTAATGGAAACAAAAGCAGGTGGTATGACACCAGCGTTGATTACTATGAAATCATCGCAGCTTTCTGTCAGCAAAAATTGGAATTCTATGATGAAGACCATACAAATTGAAGACGGAAAAGGTGGCTTTGTTACACCACCAATGCATGCCGTTGTGTATAATCTGTCGTCAGCAATACAAAAGAACGATAAAGGTTCTTGGTATGGCTGGTCAATTACACAAGATCGAATTATGGGACAGGAGGATAAAGGTTTGTATAAAAATGCAAAACAATTTTCTTCTAGTGTCTCGGACGGAAACGTGCAAGCAAAAGCAGATGTGGAAGAGAAATCGGATAGTACACCATACTAACCAAAATAGGGGGGATTTTAAGATCCCCCCTTTACAAAGAAAAAAGAAATGATAATAGATAAATTCAAATCAATATTTTTAGGATTAGAAATAGCATATGGACAATACCAACCAGGTGAACGTGGCGACAACGGAAAACAAAAAGGCAAAGCTTTTATTGTTCGTGGACAAGTCACAGATGAACTC